ACCAGGTTTAGGTCCTGACGCCGTTGAGGCGTGTCGGTTCGAGTCCGATTCCCCGCACCACCCATACTATATTTTGGGTTAGTTTGAGGTAGTAAACACAAGATATTGTGTGTCATACGTAGCAAGAAGGCGTAGCTTTACAGCAGATTTACAGCGCACTTACAGCGGAGACCACAATGGGAAGCATCACAAAGCGCCCGACAGGCTACCAAGCACAGACTTGCTCAAACGGCATTCGCCGAACAAAAACCTTCAAAAAACTCGCCGACGCTAAACGTTGGATCGCTCAAGTAGAGTCTGATTTTTCCGTCGGTCTGGTCCCAGAAGCTCACAATCATGTGAGCGATCACCTCATCACATATCGAGAAGAAGTCACGATGCGCCGTGGCCACACGAGACACGAAAGCGCAGTGATCGGCTGCTTCCTCGAAGATCCTATCTCATCAATTCCCATTCACTCCGTCACATCAAAAGACGTTGAAGCGTGGATCGAGCGCCGTCGCACGATTCCTTCGAGGCGTACTGGACGACTCGTAGAAGAAAGCACGATCGCCAGGCAGCTTCAGACCTTGTCGGCTTTCTTTTCATGGGCAGTCAAGCGCCAACTGATCGCAAAGAACCCGTGCCACGGCATCGAGAGGCCACAAGAGAATGAGCACAGAGAGCGCATTGCTTCTGATGAAGAGATCGAGGCGATCAAACTTGTAGCCGGATGGGAGGAAGGTACGCCACCAGTAACCAAAACTCAGAGAGTGGCAGCGGCCTTCATTCTGGCCTGCTGCACCGGCATGAGAGCCGGTGAGATGATGCGCATTGAAAGGACTTGGATCCACGGACGTACATTGAAGATTCCCGCAGAAGCGGCTAAAACTCGCACCACGCGAACGATCGCACTCAATGACCGTTCGATGGACATCTTAAAAAGCGTCATGTCTCTCGGCTTTGAGCCGCACATTTTCGACATGTCTGACGGCATTCGAGATGCACTCTGGCGAAAGATCCGAGACAAAGCCGGCTTGCAGGAAGTGCGCGACTCAGAAGGCCGCCTCATAAAACAAGGGTTGAATTTTCACGATGGGAGAGCGACTTTCTGCACGTGGGCGGCATCCCCAGGACCAGACGGTGCGCCGCGACTGGACGTGATGAGTCTCGCTCGACAAACAGGACACAAGAACTTAAAGATGCTAATGCGCTACTACCGACCGTCTGTTGAAAGCTTTGTCGATAGACTCAACAAATAGACGCATACAAAAAAAAGGCGCCCCACCTACCGATCAATGGTAAGTGGGGCATTTTCGTGGGCAGGATTTCTCGGCGCTCCTCATGGTCGAGCGCAGGTACTATCGTAGCCCGCATAGGAAACCGCGCGGAGTGAGCCTTTTAATTATGTAGACTTCTACATAATTACCTAGGCTTGCGCGGTGTTGTTCTGATCATTTTACCAGCGTTGGTAACTTGGTCTTCGTCTAAGGGTTCGTCTAACGAAGTTTTTATAGGCGCCATCCTCAAACCGTTGGGGCGGAATGATTACAAGGCAATTTCGACCCATTTTGACGCCACCCCTTCGTCTAAATTTTCGGCTGAGTTCGTCTACAACTTCGTCACTGACTGACGATCTTTACGACCGCATCTTTGTCTATCGCAGTCCGCTCAGAAAGCTCGACACCTCTTCGAACCAACTCCGTGCCTCTTTCGAGTAAGTCTGCGCATCGGGCAAGCTGCTCTCGCTCAGACTTGCAGGCAACTGCGGAGTTTGCGGACAATCTACGCTTGGCGGCTGCGGCTTCACCGCGCACCCGGTCAATGTCACCGTTAAGAGCGTCGACGAGAGACAAAGCCTCATCACGCGCCTGCCACGCCTCCACCAAAGATTGATATTGCACCCGTTCTTTCTCACGATACTTCGCCTCCAACGCCTGTGCGCGAGTCGCATAATCCTCGCGCAAGGCGGCAATGTCCGCACCGTAAAGCGCGGCAGAGTACCGATACCCAGCCGCGAATGCGACGCATAATGCAAGGGCGGTAGCCCAAACCTTCAGCTTCATCGCACATCTCCTACGCAAGTCGCGTACTCTTTCTCACGACGAGCTACGAGACCAGGCACCCGGCGACCGCCAGCGTAGACCCATCGCTTGATCTCTTCGCACGCACCCGAGTAGTCCTGAGCATTTAGCTTGATGACGAGCGTTGATCGACAGAAGGCATCTGTGCCGATATTGAAAGCGAGAGACGTATATGCATCCAGCTCGCCTTGCGACAACGGCACGCGCACGCATCTGGCGATGGCGGACTCCGCAACAGTCACGTCACGACGCAAGCGCTCTAGCGCCTGCGGTACTGTGATCGCGTCGCCCATCTTCACGCCCTGCGTCGATCCAAAGCCAATAGTTGGAACATCTCCTTCAATAGGGATGTACGCCTTGTCGCTGAAGCCCTCATATCCCGCGATGGAAAGGAGTCCTGCCGCAGAAAGCGACAGGGCTCCGACCGCGAGTCTCTTTTTAAGACTCACCCTTCCCCTCCTTTGCCTTTTCAGCCTTCGCCAGCACACGGATCATCTCTCCGCGATCATCGCGCTTCGAGACCGGGACAACGGTCTGGCTTCGCTTTGGACGCGCCAGTCTGTAGAGATACAGGATCGTATCAATCGTCTTCGGGAGACAGCCGACGATCATGAAAAACAGGTACAAGCAAGTCAGGACGCTTACCCACGTCTCGACTGGAAAGCCGTATACAGTAAGTCCAGTTACAGCCACACCAGGCGAAGCCTTGACCGCTCCTGACGCAGTTCCTGATGTGAGCGTCGCGGCAAAGCGCTTCAGCGGCGTCGTCGG